GTTATAAATAGAGTAGAATTTTGTTATGCCGAGTAGTCGGAACAACTTGACGAAAAGCGAAAAAGGAGAAAAGAAATGTCAACTTGGGGATTTGGGCAAGAGAGCGGACAAGTCGCTACTGGAGCCAATACAGTTGCTGGTATCGTAAAAGGTTTCCAGCCACACTATGAAGCTGATTCTATGGCTTCGAAAAGAAATGTTATTGTAACATCTGCTGGTTGGGTACGTCGGACCAACGGAACAGGTTCACGAGCTGGTCGTCAGTTCGATGAAGTTGTCGTTGCTGCTAACCCAGGAACGAGCACAAACTATAGCGACAGTGCTTCTCATATGGGCAAGCCAGACGTTGCTCAAATTTATGTTAAGCTCAACGCGAATGGTTACATCTCAGCAAACGCATCCGCAAACCTTTACGTTGTGTTCAACACACCAATGAAGGTGCGGGCAAGCGGAAACAACGTCACCATCAATCTTGCTAACACAGTTGGTGGTAACAACGGTGTTGCAATTCATATTGCTGGAGATACGATCGACAATGCTAACAACACTCTCGTATTTGCCATGCCACCTCTTCAGGGTGGTACAGGAAGTGCGAAAGCGACATATAAAGTCAATGCTCAGTCGATTGCAGTTACTGGTGGTGGCCACTCACTATATAATCCAGATGCAGGTATCACTGCTGCTGCTAACTTGGTTATCACTGGTGCGGTTGCGAACAACCTGCTTGATGGTGCTGGCGCAAGGATTACGACTTTCCAAGTAGCACCTCTTGGTGGTTAATAAGATCTGAAAGGTTAAGTCATGGCAGATAAGAAAGTAACACAGCTCACTGAGCTAACAACGACAAACGATGAAGATCAGTTGTTGATTGTTGACGATCCAAATGGAACACCTGTTTCCAAGAGGGTGACTGTGAAGAACTTCTTTTCTACCGTCCCAGCAAACACATCGTTCACAGCGAACGTAACTGTTTCGGGGAATAAGGTACTTTTGGCTTCAAACTTGGTAACAACGAAGGCGACAACTGTCAACACTTTTATTACTACGATGACAGCGTCAAATCCTTCAACCAACAATGCAACCACTGAGTCCCTGAGTGTAGGGCAGATGTTCTTTACGAACACGCATTTGTACATCGCAGTAAATGCGACGAGTATTAAGAGGGTGGCGTTATCTACCTTCTAGTTTAGGTTTACAGTATGTTTGATTATGTTAATGACAAGAATTTTATGATGTTTGCGGTTCGCAATTATGATAATACGATGTGTGCCTCTGAAGAAGAGTTTCAAGAGGATCTTACAAGGATTAGAAGCATCAGTCGTTCGTTTTCTCGTTACCGAAAGACTGGCGAGATAAACGAACGACTGGTGCTTAATCATTTGATCGTTTTGTATAATGTATTTGAAGGCGAAGCAATGACAAAGATGTTAGTGTTTAAGCTGCAAAATTATCTTGAGTATCTTAAACCATTCTTGATGTTAATTGCTCGTTGGCCAGAATATATTGAAGGTGTGTTTGAGGAAATACTAATAGGGACCGATATATCTATGGATATGAATCTTGTAGATAGACTGAGGAAAATTTAATGGCAAAAGGAGTCGTCGATCTATTTCTCATTTACCAGTTCATCAAGAGGCTGGTAACACCATTTGAGAAATGGGACGCATATAAAGCTGGCATCATCGACAAAGACGGTAAAGTAATCTTGCCGAAGAGCGAGCGATCTGCCGAGCAAAATAAGACTTGGGGATACTACGACATCATGCTTGCCAACCTGAAGAAGTTGTTAGGCAAGATCCCTGGAGGCAAAACTCGTATAGCATCTTATGCCGCTGCGCTATTATTGCTGCGCGAAAAAGATGAAAGATATCTAAATGATCCAGGATTTTTGTACGAAGAGTTACAAAAAGAAATGAAGATGCTGAGCGAAAGCTCGAGCAAAGATTTTTCAGACCTCCGCACTATGATGGAGGATGCACCTGCTAATGCTACTGGTGCGGCTGTTGCTGGAACTGGTGACGATCCAGTTCACTGGACACGGCGTCAACCAAAGATGGGGGTGAAGGGTCGAAACAAAAAGTATGGGCAGTCATTTGATGTTGCTGCTTTCTTGCGGCGGCGCAAAAATGAACAAGCGAAGAAAGCAATGAAATGATAAAGATATATCTTGCGATAATTATTATTGGAATCATTGGTGCTGCAGGTTGGGGTGCCAAATATTATTATGATAGCACTCAGGCTCGTATTAGTCAGCTCGTCGAAAATAATGCGAAACTAGAAGAGGCAACTAAGCAACAGCAAGAAACAATCAATATAATGATTGAGGATAGAGCAAAGTTTGAAAAAGCAAATCAAGAACTTCAGAGTCAATTACAAACTGCAGAGGCATATGGTGATCAACTTCGTAATACTTTGCGGAAACACAATTTAACACACTTGGCAAATAAGAAGCCAGGAATGATAGAGAAGAGGATGCAAAATGCGACTGATAGGTTATGGGGCTGTCTTTATGATATCACTGACCCTAATGGGATGTTCACTGATCCCGGAGCCGAAAGTCCTTACTGTAACAAAAACAGTAAGAACCGAGGTTCCGATAGTAAAACACCCGAAGGCAGTACAGCTAAATGATGTCAAGATCTATGTAGTCAGCAAAAAGAACTACGCAGATTTTGTTAAGGAATACGAAAAGAAAAATGGAGGCGATTCATATATCGCTCTTTCCATCAAGGATTACGAAAATCTGTCGCTAAATTTTGCAGAGTTGAGACGGTATATAGAACAACAAAAACAAATTATCGTCTATTACGAAAAGGCAGTAACACCTGAGGAGAGGAAAGATGCCGGAGGAGAAGAAGGAAGAAGTAAAAAGTAGCCATCATCCAGCCGATACGAATGGTGATGGGGTTGTTGATCCTGTAGAACACGAGATGTATCTTGAGTTCAAACGGAAGGAACTTGAAGATGCTGATGCTATGCGGGATGCTCAACGTACAATGGCTTGGTTTTCTCTCGGAGGAATGTTATTGTACCCAGCTATAGTTCTGATAGCATCTGTCTTTAAAATAGATCAAGCAGCTAAGATTCTTGGTGATATGGCTGGTGTTTACTTTATTGCTGCCGCTGGTATTGTAGCTGCATTCTTTGGAGCACAGGCTTTAACAAAACCGAAAAAATAGGAGTGGTTATGTCTAAAAAGATGGGAAAATTTAATGGCAAGATCAATGCTGAGTTTACACCACCCAAAACCTGGGTGCTAGACAAAGCACTTTCATTCACTCCCGATAATATGAAAGAAATTGACATTAACCTTCTCAAGGAAGTTGGTGTCAATATCAATACCGAGGGAAAGATAACATGTAAGAAAGGTATGCAAACAGACTTGGCTTCTGTTCCTCGTGCTTGCTGGGCGTTTATTTCACCATGGGATGTTGCTAGAGCTGCAGTGATTCACGATCACATTTATGCTGCACTTCGGAAATATTATGCCAGCGGGGATTGTAGTGAAATAAGATGGTCGGCAGCTCGTGCTTTGGCTGATGATATATTCCTAATGGGTATGAACTCGGCTGAACCTGCTGTTCCTTGCTGGAAAAAGTTTTTCTGCTATTGGTCGGTTCGCGTATTTGGAGGGGGTCCTGCCTCAGAAGGATGATCAATTTCAAACATCTTAAAGAAACAAAGAACACATATTTTACGCATTTTCAATTCGCGTTTCCTGAGGCGGTGCGAGCATTTTGTATTAGTATCGTCATGTTCATTCATGCTTTCTTTCCCTTCCTATTATGGAATGGCAATTATGATAAATATGTAAGAAACGCTATGAAGAGACTCAATTTAGATCAAGAAAGATGGAAAGATGGAATCTGAAAAACAATGTAAAAGTTGTGGCCATGATTGTCATTGTGAAGATATAGTTTGTGTTGAGCCAGTAGAAGGGTTTGCAGAAAATCAGCCATGCGCATGTGGTTCTTGCACATGTAACATGAAAACTGATTGGGGTTAATATGGCTGACGAGCTCCGCACAGACGTTGAGCTGCTAAAACGAGACATACAGCTTATCGCTGGTCTCGCCGAAAAGTTCGACGTTGCCATAGACAAACTGTCTGATGTTAGTGTTACTGTGGATAAGATGCTTGCTGTACACGAAACTCGTTTGAGTAATAATGAGCAGCAAAGAGAAATTATCCACCAACGAATAACAGATATGAAGAAAGAGATCACCGACGAAATTAAGTCGATGAAAGAAGAAAACAGAAAACAGCATGGTCAAACAAATGAACGTCTCGAAAAGCTAGAGAGATGGCGTTGGTTTGTTGTTGGGGTTGCTACAGTCATTGGATTTATTCTTGCTCAGATGGAGCCACTCGCTAAATTATTTTCATAGTCCCTTTCTTTTTCGTGAATCTTAATATATAATGATTTGATGATGACGATTCAAGTAGACCACAAGTACATTGGCATGATTTCGACCCAGCTGCTTCAGTTCAAGCGGAAGGGCGACAGGCTGTATAATTTTCGTTGCCCATTCTGTGGCGACTCTCAGAAAAACAAACTCAAGACACGTGGCTATCTATTCGAGCATAAAGGTGCGCTCGTGTACAAATGCCATAACTGTGATATCAGTTCTTCACTGTATAAACTTCTAGATCTGGTTGATTCAAATGTCGCACGTGCGTATCGCCTAGAAACATTTGCGCATCGTGAGCATTCAGCCAATACAGTCGATGAGTTTATCATCAAGAACGACACACCGATCGTAGAAGAAAAACCAAAACTCGAACTTGACCTGCCTCGTATTTCTGACCTGCTCGATTCACATCGGGCTGTTCAATATCTAAAGGGTCGGAAGATTCCTGAGGATAGGTTTGGTGATATGTTCTATGCGAAGAACATGAAGGAACTTGAAAAACTCAATCACATGTACAAAGATAGATTGATTGCGGATGAGCGTATCATTATCCCATTCCGTGATGCTGTTGGAAACATTGTCGGCGTGACTGGTCGAGCTATGGGTAACTCTAACTTGCGATATGTGACGATTAGAGTTGAACAAGATAAACCACTGGTCTATGGTCTAGACCGCATCGATTATACGAAACGAATCTATGTTGTTGAAGGTCAGTTCGACAGCATGTTCGTAGATAACTGCATTGCTCCTGGCGGTACAGACTTCAATCGTGCTGTATATTCTCTGCCGAAAGAGCAAGTGACTTTGGTTCTTGACAATCAACCCAGGAACAAACAAGTCGTAATGAAGGTTGAATCATTTTGTAAGAAAGGATATGATGTAGTCGTATGGCCAGCAACTTGGAACTACAAGGATATCAACGACGGGATAGTGGCGGGAATGAGCCGTCACGAGATAATGGAGATGCTAAATACAAACACCCACTCGGGTTTAAAACTGAAACTAGCAATAAGGGACTGGAAGAGATGACACAATCTGTCCGTTTGGTTTCGTTTTCGAAGCCATCGGAAGATTTTTCTGAGGACCTGAATGACTGTCAAGACCTTATATCATTTTGCGCAAGGGTATCTAACCCAAGCAATCAGTTGAACACTGATACCACAGAAAAACTTCTAACATATATGATCAAGCATAAGCATTGGTCGCCTTTCGAAATGGCAAGTGCGTGCTTAGAAATTACAACAACGAGAGATATCGCTCGGCAAATATTACGACATCGCTCGTTTTCGTTTCAAGAGTTCAGTCAGAGGTATGCTGATCCTGTGAAAGAACTTGAGTTCGTAAAGCGAGAAGCACGTTTACAAGATATGGAAAATCGGCAAAACAGTATTGAAATCGAAAACGATCCATCTATTCAAGATGATGAAGTCCGATCAAGTTTGGTTGTAGACTGGGGTCGGAGACAGGCTGGTATAATAAACCAAGCCAAGGATGTATACAGGTGGGCGATTGAAAATGGTATAGCCAAGGAACAAGCGAGAGCTGTATTGCCTGAGGGTCTTACTGTTTCTCGAATGTATATGAATGGAACACTGAGATCTTGGATACACTATATAGAACTACGAACAGAAAATGGGACTCAGAAAGAACATCGTGTCATAGCCGAACAGTGCGGCGTGGAGATAGCGAAAATACTACCTCTGATCACTCAGTTTAAATAATAACTTGTCGGGAGCGAAAAATGGCACGAGAAAAGAAGCATCTTGGTATTACTATTGATCTTTCCAGAGAGAAAGACCTTTCCGAGTTTGCCGTGAGTTTATTGAAAGAATATTATTGTCGAAAAGATGAGAAGAATTGCCAAGAAGCATTCGCTCGTGCAGCTGTCGCATATTGCGACGGTGATATGGAACTTGCGCAACGAATCTACGATTATGCCTCACAGGGTTGGTTTATGTATTCCAGCCCTGTTTTGTCTAATGCAGTTTTGCCAGGCGAAAAAGTAAAGGCTCTGCCGATATCGTGCTTTCTAACTTATGTTCCCGACACACTCGAAGGTTTGATTGATCACACAGCGGAGTTGCGTTGGCTGTCAGTAAAGGGTGGTGGTGTTGGTGGTCACTGGTCTGATGTGCGTTCTGTCAGTAATATTGCTCCAGGTCCGATTCCGTTTTTGCATACAGTTGACTCAGACATGACTGCGTATCGTCAAGGCAAAACACGCAAGGGTTCATACGCTGCATATCTCGACATCTCACATCCCGACATCATAGAGTTTCTTTCTATTCGCACCCCCACTGGTGACGTCAATAGAAAATGTCTCAACCTCAACCACGCTGTAAATATCACAGATGATTTTATGCGAGCTGTTGAGAAAGACGAAGATTGGAATCTTGTTGACCCGAACGATAATAAGACACGTGAAACAATGAAGGCTCGCAAGCTCTGGGAAAATCTTCTAGAGGTGCGCTATCGTACAGGCGAACCATATCTAAACTTTATTGACACAGCGAACCGTTATCTTCCCGAGCCACAAAAGAAACTCGGACTCAAGATTAAAGGTTCAAATCTTTGTAACGAAATCCATCTTGTAACAGATAAAGACCGCACAGCAGTTTGTTGCCTGTCATCTGTGAACATCGAAAAGTTTGATGAGTGGAAGCAAACTACAATGGTGCGTGATCTTATTCGTTTCCTTGATAATGTGCTACAAGTTTTCATAGACAACGCACCCGATACTATTTCCCGCGCAAAGTTTTCCGCTGAGCGTGAGCGATCTCTCGGTTTGGGTGCTATGGGCTTGCATTCTTACTTCCAAAAGTGTGAGGCACCATTTGAAAGTGAACATGCCTTCGAACTCAATAAACGTATTTTCCAGCACATCAAGCAAGAGGCTGTAGCAGAAACGAAAAAGATTGCGAAAGAGAAAGGCGAAGCACCAGACATGATTGGTTCTGGTTTCCGCAACGCACATCTACTTGCTATCGCACCAAACGCAAACAGTGGTGTCATTGCTGGCACTTCACCATCTATCGAGCCAAACAAAGCAAACGCATACACGCATCGTACACGTGTTGGTTCGTATTTGGTGAAGAACAGATATCTTGAAGCATTGTTGAAAGATCTTGGTCAAGACACGAAAGACGTTTGGAGCAGCATTATAACTAATGGTGGATCAGTTCAGCATCTTGATTTTCTAAACGCACATCAGAAGCGTGTGTTTGCTACAGCAAATGAAATACCACAGATGGCTTTGGTAAGACAAGCTGCTGATCGTCAGAAGTATATTTGTCAGGGGCAGTCCCTGAATCTATTTTTCCCAGCTGGTGCTAATAAAGGCGAGCTGTCTAAGATTCACTACATGGCTTGGAAGCTGGGATGCAAGGGTTTGTATTATTTACGAACAGAAACTTCAAACCGTGCAGAAAACGTATCAAAGAAAGTTGAGCGAGATCGTTTGATGGACGGTGTAGAGGTTGAGTCACAAGAAGAATGTTTGGCATGCCAAGGTTGATGGAGGTTTATCATGGCGAAAAAATCAAAGAGTCTAGGTGTAATTCAAGTTCATGAACCAGTTGTAAAGAAGACCTCGATTGGTTCGGGTCACAATACTTCAAAGTGTATGATGAATAAAAGTAAACGCAGATCATATAAGAAATACAGGGGGCAAGGAAGGTAAATGGATAATATCCGCATCGTTTCTAAATCAGACTGTCCGTTTTGCATAAAGGCAAAAGATTGGTTGGACCGTCGAGGATTCACATATACTGAAGATGTGATGGATGAGGAAGAAACACGTTTGTCCTTTTATCAGCAGTACAAAGTTCAGTCGGTTCCACAAATTTTCATAAATGACAAACTGATTGGTGGATATACACAGCTGTTAGATCAGGGAGAATCCTTGGTTCGTCGCGCACGTGGTGGACTCATGGAGTTTTCTAAAGTTTACAAACCGTTTCAATATCCTTGGGCAGTTGAAATAACTCAACGCCACGAAAAGATCCACTGGATTGAGGACGAGCTTGATTTGAGTGAAGACGTTATGGACTGGAAGTCTGGCAAAATGTCGGCGACTGATAAATCATTTGTCACTCAGATACTTCGACTGTTTACTCAGTCCGACGTTGCGGTTGGCAAAAATTATTATGAGCATTTCATACCTGCTTTCAAGAATAACGAGATCAGAAATATGCATGGATCGTTTGCTGCACGTGAGGGTGTTCACCAACGTGCGTATGCTTTGCTCAACGATACACTTGGCTTGCCTGACGATGAGTATCTTGCGTTCCTAGAGTATAAAGAGATGGCGGACAAAGTTGACTACATGGCTGAAGCTGATATTACAACTCGGCGTGGCTTGGGTCTTGCGTTGGCGAAGTCTGTATTCAATGAAGGAGTTTTGCTTTTTGCATCTTTCGTCATGCTTCTAAACTTCCAGCGAGTTGGTAAGATGAAAGGGATGGGCAAAGTTGTTGAGTGGTCGATTCGCGACGAGTCGATTCATGTCGAAGGCAACTCAAGATTGTTCAGAACATATTGCGCTGAGCATCCTCGTATTGTTGACGATCAGTTCAAACAAGAAATCTATGACATCGCTCGCAACATTGTAAAGCTCGAAGATAAGTTCATCGAGCTGGCATATAAGATTGGTGACATCGATGGTTTGACTGCTGATGAAGTCAAGCAATATGTTCGCTACATCACTGATCGTCGCTTATTGCAACTTGGTCTGAAAACAAACTTCAAAGTCAAAGAAAATCCACTCGACTGGCTTGAGTGGGTATTGAACGGAGCAGATCATACAAACTTTTTTGAGAACAGAGTTACCGAGTATGAGGTTGCTGGCTTAACAGGGAGTTGGGATGATGCTTGGAAAAACTCAAATGAATGAACAAGGACTACAAGAAAAACTCGCAACAGGATATAAGATTGAAGACCCTGATGAGATGACTCCACGTTATCGTGATGTTCTGGTAAATACTATTCATATTGCCGCAGACCTAGAGGTTGTCACTCTACCAACTTATTTTCCTGCTATTAAAAACTCACCAACACTTGAAGACAAGATTGCAGTGTCTTCTGCATGTCAGGATGAACTTGGACATGCACAGGTTATGTACAGACTTCTGGAAGACTTTGGTTATGATACACATGAGTTTCTATTTGAGCGTGATCCGGAAGAGTGGCGAACATTCCAAATGTTAGAATTTCCTCATGAGGATTACATTGAAACTGTTGTGAGTATGTGTTACGGCGACAGGGCGGGTTATATCACAACTGTGGATCTAGAACAACATTGTAGTTATGCACCACTTGCTCGTGGATTGCGTAAGGTAAACTTTGAAGAAACCTTTCATGTTGCACACGGAGAACGCTGGACAAAGTTCTTTTGGAATCAGAATGACGAAAGCAGAAAAAGAGTACAGGAGTGCGTTGACTTTTATTTCCCACTATGTGCTGCATGGTTTGGTTTGCCTGATGAACATAAAACAAGAACTGACCAACAGACTTATAGAATTCGTGGTGGAACGAATGACGAGATGCGGCAGATTTGGTTAAGTAGAGTTGTTCCATATAGTGAAGAAGTTGGAATTAAGATTCCAGCTCATTATGATGCAGAACTAGGCAAGTATGTTCTTGATTACGAAGCACCCATTCGATTGAATGAAGATACAAGAAAATGGGATTATGAAGATACAATGACTTGGGAAGAACAACTAAAGATTTGGAAGAAGGGAAGTAAACATAAAGTCCCCAGTATCACAGAAGTTCAAACAGAAACATGGGGTTCGGAACTCTGGTAATGACGATTCTCGACGAAATAGAGGAAGAGGTTAAATGCCCATCATGCGGTGTTGAGTTCGTCATAAAGTATGATACTCAATATGTGGAGGATTCTCCAGAGTGGTGTCCATTTTGTGGTGCTGAAATAGAAGACGAAGAGGATGAATATATAGAAGAGGATGACGATGATGATGAGATGTGATGTACGACAATCCCTGGACATTCGAAGGAAAACCGTTTGAAACTGAAGACATCAATGGCTTCTTTGGTTTCGTCTACATCATTACAAGTCTGATAGATGGTAAGAAATATATCGGGCGAAAATATTTTTATTCCTTTCGTAAGAAGAAAGGATCCAAACGTCGTCAAAAAAGTGAGTCCGACTGGAAAGAGTACTATGGATCAAGCGATGAACTCAAAGAAGAAATTGAGATCCACGGCAAAGAAAACTTCCGAAGGGAAATCATTTCGCTCCACTCTACAAAGGGACGTGTGAATTATGAAGAGGTTCGTGAGCAGTTTTTACACGGTGTGCTTGAGGATGAAACATATATCAATGGAAATATCAATGGCAAATGGCACCGTGCTCCGGAACACATAAAAGAAAAATCAAAGTATAGGAAAAGCGATGTATGAATATAGGTGCGAGGTTGTAAAAATAATTGACGGCGATACCATTCGTGTCGATGTTGATTTGGGCTTTGGTATTTGGAGTCGTAATGAAACTGTGCGCCTGTATGGTATCGACACACCCGAATCACGCACGAGTGATCTAGAGGAAAAGAAGTATGGTCTCGCTGCTAAACAGTTTCTAACGAATATGCTAGACGACTCGGGTGGTATTAAATTGAAGAGCCACGGGAAGGGCAAGTTCGGCAGAATCTTGGGTGAGCTATGGCGAACTACAAATTACGCTGATAAATCTATAAACGAGTACATGGTCGAAAAGCATCATGCTACTCCCTATCATGGGCAGTCAAAACAAGATATTGCTGAACAACATTTAGAAAATAGAAAACATGTGGATTTGGCTTCTCTCTAATATTGCTGGGAGTTTGCTCGGCACAGCAACAACTGCTTGGTTTCAAGATACTAAGCTGGGAAAATGGTGCTATGCTAAGTTTATTTCCCTTGCGGATTGGGCTGCGAAGAGGTAT